ATCATCAATAGTGAATGCCCAAGCTTTAGCTGTGTCAATTGGTAACTCAACTAAGTTTTCTGCTGGAACTTCATATGTAAGTGGAGCACCGATTGTATAATCAGTAATACTTACTTCTGGCTCTGAACGAATCTTAACATTGTCGCCGTAAGATTTGATAAGACCTTCATAATCTGTGCTAGTGATAGCTGCGATTACAGAAGCATTATACCAACGCTCGATTAATTTTCCTGCCCATACCTCTGGGATATAGCCAGTTGCACCATCGGATGCATAGTCTTGTGTAGGGTAAGGAGTACTTCCTTCCCAACCTGTTGTTGCTCTAGTTACACCATTAGCCATTTTACTTCTCCTTTATTATAAAATATTATCTTCGTCCTGCAAGTGCAGCGTACATTTCTTTCTCTAACTTAACTGCTTCTTTAGCTGGAATGATACCTGTAGCTTTATCTTTATAAAACTTGTTAATGGTAGCTCTATTCCAAACTATGCCAGTAGTCTGTTCTGTTTGAACTGAGTCAGATGCAGATGATGTCGGCGTTTGCATAAACTCTTGTTGTGTGAATGTAGGCTTAGCCTTCACCACGTTCGTTTTCTCTTGTTCTACTTTAGCATTATACTCATTATAGAAACCTACTATACGCCCAATATCTGGTGGGTTAGTGGAAGTAGCTTGTGTTAATAAGTCCACTCTGATGTTGCCATAGCTATCAGGTTCGTTCATGAACTCTCTGAATTTAGGATTAATGTCTAGCTCTGCGTAGTTTGAGACATGTTGTGCTACTGAATTAACAATAGATTGATGTCTGTTTGCTACTAAAACTTCTTCGTCTCTAGCATCTCGTTCTTGTAACTTACCTTGTAGAGTTGTTACTTCGCTTGTAAGTGAACCAACCTTTGTGTCTAGCAGTTTGTTGAATCCGTTGACTTCCTCTTGTGAGAAGAGTTCTAACATTTCATCAGGGGCTGCAGGGGCTGTCTCTTTTAACTTAGTATTCTCTGCTTTAAGATTCTCTACATCGCTAGCAAGCATTTCAAAACTGTCGACCTTCCTACGAAGTTCATTGATAGTTTTATCTGCTGATGCCTTATAACCTTTGAATCTATTTTCCCAGCTACTCTTATCGGGTGCTGGTGTATCCATTGGTTTAGCTTTGTCTAGTACCTCAACTGTTGTCTTATCTGTTTCTATTGCGTTAGAAGGAGTGGATAGTTGTTTGATAATGTTATCTGCTACTGTACCAGCTTCTGTTGCTTGTGAATTATTCATGCTTTATATTCCTTGTCAATTAAGATAATATTTATAAGAGGGTATAGTCAACCGTCATTGGCTATAGTCTTACTTGATTATGAGTTAATTTATCTATGTTCTAAAAGAGTAATAATCTCTTTCAGTGTTTGTGCATTGCCTTGCAGCATTTGCACTCTATCTGCAGAAGCACTAATCAATCCCTCGACAGTGCTATCATACGATTCTTTTAGGTGGGTCAAGACAGCGTTGTGACCTGCTGCCCTACGTAGGCTATCAAATGCCTTTATTATGTCTTCACTAGCGTGTTTCATAGCCTCTCCTTTGTTCCCATTCTATATGCATCAAACGTGCCATGTACCTTAGATGCCAGTACCATGGACGTTCTTTAAGTTTGCTTCGTATTCAAATCTAGCATTTTGATTCTTTTCTCTCAATGCTATCTCCTGCAACTTAGCCTGATTGTTTTCTTGGTTCTGAACCTGAGCAATCTTTAAGTCTAACTGCTTAGCTTCAAACTCCATCTGTGCTATCTGTAAGTCAAGAGTACGTTGAGCTTCACTGTTCTGATTCTCTAACTCTTGGTCTTTGATACGAACCTCTGCACGCATCTTCTCAATCTCTAGCTTAGTTTCTTCTGGAGATGGCTGAGGAGGTTGCTCTGCTTGCATCTTCTCTTTAGCTTCAATATCTTCGATACTTGGTACGATGTCATTCATATCATAGTTTGATACGATTGTACGTAGTAATGCACTCCTTCCCTCTTTACCTAACACTTCCATATCCATAGGATTGGCAGTTGCTTGTAAAAGTTCAACAGCTCTTTGATTCTCTACAGCCTTAGCCACAATAGACTTAGCACCGATAGCATCAATAGACATATCACCTTTGAAAGAATTACTTACTTCTGGGTTCATCATGTTAGTTCTATACTGATACTGCAATCTAGGTTCAATCACACCTGTATCAATGTTTCTTACAGCTTGCTTAATCTGCTTACTAGCTGTCTCAAGTAACATAGCAAGTCCTGATGCAGTCTGTGCTCCCTGTGATTGTCTTGATGGGTCAGATGAATACGATGTTCTTGGTATCCCTGTAACCTCACCTACACTCTCGGAGTAGTACTGATATACTGCTAACAACTCTTGAGCATTACTCTCAGGTTGGAAGAAGTCAATAGGCTTACTGTTGTTGCTACCACTAGGGTCGCTTGTCATCTGCCATACCTTCAATGGTCTGATAGCTTGTATGCTCTCGCCATTAGGGATACGGTCTGTATACACAACAATCTGTGGGCCAGATGCTATACCCATGTTATTACTTAAGGCTCTAGCTGTTGCATTAACTAATCTCTGATGAGAAGTTGACAGCATTGCTACACTCTTTCCCCAGAATGAACCCGGGACTTTACGATAAGATGCCATATAGTAAGGACGCTTGCCCTCTGGGTCTAGATTAGGTACAACTTTAATAACATTGTTACCAACAAGGATAGCATCAATATCTATCTCTTTAACTTCTAGTCTACTATCTTCTTCATCACCAGTAAGGAAACCTTGTTCTACTAAGTCTTCTTTATCATAACCCCAATCTAATAGAGCTGATATTTTAACTGGGCCTAAGAATCTTAAACCATATATACTTCCATCATCACCTGAGAAATCTGTACTGTGGTTCTCACTGTATCGTCTTGTGCTATCAACACTAGACTGCCATGATGTAAAGTTTGTACTGTTACTGTCGAAATCACTTAGAGTTGTAAGGATAGATTCATTGTCATATCCAGGTTTATCTAAGCAATCATATATAGATTGTCTACTTAACTTCAATCTTTCAATAAGACTTCCATCGTGTATAGTTGTCTGGTCTGGGCTAGGGTAGATGTCAAATGCACTTACTCTTTCATCCTTTGCTATCAACTCCTCTTTCACTTCCATAGTGAATTGTCCATCCTTAACAGTAGTGACCATCTTCTTCTTATAGTCATATGTAGTCTTGATGAACGCACTAGGTAATGTTACCAAGTCTGTTACAAAATCTTCTAGTGTCTTGTACCAACCACTGTCTAATAGCTGGTCATGTACCAATCCTTCCATCCGCTCAGCTCTAGTCACACTCTCTTTCTTGAATGCTTTAAGTGTTGCAACTTCTTCTGCATCAACTATCTTCTTAACATCTTGTGGCTGGATAGGTGAACCATCTGGGCCTGCTGGTAGATTAGTACCTTCTGCCACTGGTGCTGCTGACTTAATCTTACCTTTAACCTGTTGCTCTATCTGGTCTTTTAGCGTCTGTGGTAACTCAGGTATTGGTGTAGACTTAAATGTAAACGCCTTATCTCCCGGTGGTGTTAGCACTGAAAGAAGCCAAGAGGCTCCTGCATTACATTGCATACTCGTTAGTGGTATAAAGATTTCACTACCACCTTGAGCTTTAATTGCTGACATAGTTGAAGCATCATACTCACCATTGACAGCCTCTTGCATTCTCATCATAGTCTGTTCAATACGAGTACGGTCTGTCTTGTTCTGTTCCCATACCTTAGAAATCTTAGAAGCCAGTTGGTCTAGTTGAACTTCAACCTCTTTATCATCTGCCTCTTGATAGGTATTCTGAGGATGACCTGCTGGCCTAGTGTCCTCATTGTCTAATGTATTCAGTTGTAATTCAACCATCTGCTTCTCCTGTTAAAATAAATTCTTAAGTATCATATCATATCCTGCATCTACTATGATATTGCTGTCTGATGCATTCGTACATTCTATAACCATGTCAGTCATTGGGTCTATCCCTAGAGGTACTGTGAGTTCTCTCTGTAAATACGAACTACCATCTACTGCTAAGTTCATAGCCTGTTGAGGTGTTCTTCCTGATGGATTCAATGGAGCAAACTTCTTTATCACAAAGGCAAACTCTGCCATAGCTCCTGATGTACTCTGTCTTCTGTTCAATGAGATGTATATAGACTTCAACAATGCACCCTTAGTAGCTGGTGTTGTAAAGTGTGTTGTTAGCGTCTGGTTCTTACCTGCTCTAACGATAGCTGTTACCATACCCTCTGTCTGGGCTGTAACAGTAACATCACCTACGTTTGCTCTATTAG